TCCGTGCCGTACCCGCTGAACAGCGACAAACGCAAAGTTTTCGACATCGTGGACGGCGAGGTGCAATACGACCCGGCCAACCCGCTCAAGGTCAAAGAAAAGGAAGTCGACGCCCTCGAGTACATGTTCCTCGACAACTACGGGGCGCAGCAGTATTTCAACGCGGAGACGTCCTCCGACAAGATTCAGGCCATCGCGGCCGTCGGCGCCTCCCTCTACCTGTTCGGCACCAAGACCGTCGAAATCTGGCAGCGCGGCGCCTCGGAATACGAGACGTGGGTGCGCCAGTCCTACACGACGAACGCCTCCAACGGCCTGCAGGCGCCATACTCCGTCGCCATCTGCGGCTCGAACCTGTTCTACCTCGGATCCGGCGAAAGCTATGCCAAGGGAATCCTGGCTGTGTCCGGACAGACATATACCAAGATTTCGGACGACTGGCTCGACCAGAAGCTGCTCAAGGAGACAGGCGAGACGGCCTTCGGGTTCGCCTTCGCTCTCGGCTCGCACAACTTCTACGTGCTCCAGCTTTCGTCCCTCCGCGAGACGTGGGTCTACGACATGGACATGAAGGAATGGCACCAGCGAACGAGTCGCGTGTTCGCGAGCGGTGCCGAGACCAGGTGGCGCCCCTCCGCCCTGATCTGGTTCGGCGGCAAGTTCGTGGCCTTCTGCGACGACGGGTGCGCTTACCACCACAGCGAGGACTACTGGTTCGAGGACTACGGGAGCGCATCGCAGCGCCTTCCCATGATCCGGCACAGGCAGGGCGCAGTGATAGTGGACGAGAACCGTCCCTTCATCTTCAACGAGCTGGCCGTCGAGTGCAACGTGGGAACCTGGGAGGACTACTCCCTCGAGCCGAAGCTGCTGCTGGAAGTTAGCAGGGACGGCGGCATGACATTCGGGAACGTGCGGAGCGCGACCCTCGGGCGCACCGGCAACTACAGCCACCGCGTACGCTTCCTGAACCTCGGCTATAACCGCCTGTGCGTTCTGCGCGTGACGTATTCGCACCCGACCTCCCTGGAACTGACCGCGGTCTCCATGCGCGTGACCGCCACGCAGGGGGTCATCTAGTGCGCTCCGCCATCATCAACAGGACGAGCTCGCTCACCGACGTCATGGAGCTCTTGCAGGGCCCGTGGCAGGAGTACGACGCGGGTGAATTCCACATCGTGAAGACCCCGTTCTTCCTGGTGCTCTCCGCCACGCTCGACGCTGGCTCCCACGCGCTGCCGTTCACTTTCGCGGTGCCCGTGGCGGGGACGGTCTCGCACGCGGACGGCAGTGTGGACGCTTCCGTGATCCGTCCGGGAGAGACGGCCGTGAACCTGTCCTCGCCCGGGATTTTCTCGCTCCAGGTGTTCGGCGCCTTCGCCGACGTAAAGAGCACGGGCTAGGCTACTTTCAAGTAAGAAAAAGGACTGACTATGGACAACAAGGAATGCTTTGAACGTCTCAAGGAACTCCACGACATGATGGGGGACTTCCTCGACATGATGGAGATCGACGACGCCGACGAAAAGTCCGAAAAGGACAGCAAGAAGGAGAAAAAATAATGTTACCTCTCTTGGTTGGTGGCGGTCTCGCCCTGGGTGCCGGGCTTGCGAATTATTTCGAGGGCCAGGACAATGCGAAGAACGCCGCAGAAACGTATGACAAGATCATGGGCATGGCCGGGCAGGCGTCCGAAGCCAACCAGGCCGACATCGCCAAGTACGGCGCCCTCGTTAACAATACCTACGGACAGGGCGCGGCCCAGTACGACCAGGCGCTTGCCGACTTCCTGAACAGCCCCGTCTACCAGAACGAGGGCTTCGGCTACAATGGCGACATCAACCAGTTCTTCGACCCCGCCGCGAACCAGCGCGTGCAGGCCGCGATGGACGCCATCAACGCTTCCGCATCCGCGGGCGGCAACCGCTTCTCCAGCGACTACGTGAACCGCGTGGCCGCAAAGCAGCAGGCGCTCGCATCCGAGGAATGGAAGGCCGCGTACGACCGCCTCATGGCGGACCGCCAGCGCGCCCTCGGAGAATGGCAGGCCAACAGCCAGAACAACTGGAACAACTACAACGCCACGCAGGACCGTGCGCAGTACGCCGTCGACGCCTACGGCAACGACCGCAACGCGTACATGCAGGGCCAGGGCGACATCTTGAGCGCCGGCATCACGAACCGCAACGCGAACCTGCAGACTATGGCCGACGCCATGGGCGGGCAGGCGCAGGCGCAGAATTCCGCGCCCGGATTCTTCTCCTCCGTCCTCGAGCCGATCTCCGGTTTCGTCGGCAAGTTTTTCGGAGGTGACTGATGGCTTTCTCGTTCAACTGGGCAGGAATCCGCACCCCCTCCATCGCCGTAAAGGACCGCACCGACGCGGCCACGCGTGCCGCCGAGAACTTCGGAGCGGCCGCCCGCGGCTACGAGAACCGCGAGCTCGACAAGGAGTTCGCCGACATGGTTCAAGGCCGTAGCGGCGTGACGGGACGCATCGCGGAGATCGAGAAGGAAATCAAGACGCTCCGCAACAGAAACGCGGAAATCAAGGCAATCCTGGGGGCATAAATGGCCGCCGAGTGGATCAAGGACATACTGCGCCTCGCGATGGCCGTGGGCCTCGCGGGAGCCCGTGCGCCCATGGGCGGCGCCTCCATGCTCACGGGAGGGTTCGCAGGCGGCGGGATTCCAGGTGGAGGCAGTCTCCCTCCCGGTGCCGACGAGTTCGCGGCGAAGCAGTACCCCAACGAGTTCGCGCCCGACTACAACCACATGTACAAGGTGGTGAACATCCCGGGCGCCCCGAACTTCAACCAGCACGGCAAGGCCGACGCGGCGACCATCAGGGAAGCCGGCCGCATGCAGACCATCAAGGAGCACAACGACACGCTGCTCAAGTATATCCGCCCGGGAATGACCCCGAGGCAGATGCGCGACGCCTTGAACCGTGGCGCCGAGGAAGAAAAGCGCCTGCCGCAGTTCTGGAACGAATCCAAGAGCCGCAGGCCCTTCTCCGTCTCGTCGTCGGCCGTGGCAGGCATCCGCCTGACCCCCGACGCACGCATAGAGGTGGCGTGGGCGAGCAAGCCGAACCAGTGGTACACCTTCAAGCAGTACGAGGACACGCAGAAGGCGTCCCTCGCAGCGCAGGAACTCCTGCAGGCCGACTCCATCGGTCGTGCGGTGATGCCGTACCAGCGCAACGGAAAACTTTTGAATTTCAAGGACCCGTCCTCGGTGACGTGGTGGAACAGGAAGAACTACGACGCGGCATTCGCGAAGTAAGGAGTAGAACATGGCTTTCGAGTTTAGATGGAACAACCCGGCACAGCCCGCCCCGCAGGGCGCACAGGTGCCCGTACAGCCTCAACCGCAGCCCGCACTTCCCCCGCAGCAGGCGGCAGGGATGGGAGCGGACGTGCAGAAGCTCAACGAGGAATACGCCCGCAACGAGGCCCGCATCGCGCAGCTGGAGAACGAACTCCGCACGCTCAAGACGGGCATGAGCACCGACGAGGAATTCCAGGACGCGCTCGCGGCCAACAGGGCGAAACGAGGCGACACCGGATTCTACTCGAACATGTACTTCATGCGCCAGAACCGCGCGAACTCCGAGAAGGCTCTCGCCGACGAGAATAAGCAGCGCGACGCCATCGAGCAGAAGAAGCTCGTGGAGCAGATCGAGGACCTGGACATGAACTTCGGCTACCTCCCGGACAAGCAGAGCAAGGGCGCGGCGCTGTCGAAGCGCAGGCGCCTCGTGAAGGAGCTCGAAGGCTACGGCGTCAAGTACGCCCAGCCCGAGCCGGACACCTCCGTGGACTGGACCCCGGACGAGTGGGAACAATTCCGCATCACGAACACCGACAAGGACGGCAAGTGGAACACGGAAGAAGCCCGCGCGAAATACGCGGCCCGTCCGGTGAGTACGGCACAGGATGCCGAAGCCGCGAAGGCAGGCGCGAACACCGACACCGCAGCGGAAGCCGAAGCAAAGAAGGCGAAGGAAAAGCGCGAGTCGAACGCAGCCATCAGCGAAGTCGTCGGAACCGTCACCGGCTACACGCTGGCGAAGAACAAGGGGACGGTGACAAAAACGGCAAGCAACGGCCGCTCCGTGACCGTGACGAAAACCCCGGAAGGGATTCTCTACCAGTCCGGAAAAGAAAAGAAGCTGGTGAAGGAGTAGGCCATGGCAGAGATTTCACAGAAGGACTGGCTGGACGCCATCGAGGACGCAGCCATGCGTGCCGCGGATGCCCGCGTGGAATATAACCGCGCCATCGGGGCCATGAAGAATACGGACGCCGAGGAGGCGGCCTCCAAATATTTCGACTCTTACGTTAAAAGGCTCAAGAAGCTCGTGCCGTTCGACGGCGTGAAGGGTTCCGACCTCGACGAGCTCTACGGATTCAAGGGCGACAACATGATGAAATGGGTGGACGGGAACTTCAACGGCCCGTCCCCGAAGGAAACCGCCAAACAGATCGAGGCGTCCAAGTTCCTACCGCTCCTGCAGGGAGTGGCGAAAGAAGGCGACGACTGGATGGGCATGGGCGCCACCCGTCTCAAGGGCGCGGCGGCAGAACTCGGTTACAACCCGGGAACGCAGGAAGGCTTCCAGGAGTTCCTCGACAAGCTCGGGGAATACCAGCAGGAGTTCGACCGCTCGAAGCTCGTGAAGGAGATGCGTGACGACCCGATGTACATCCCGACGGCACTGTTCTATCCGAAGCTGACGCAGGGCATCGAGAACGCGGTGGCGACCGGTTCCGACCTCTCGAAGGAGGACGCTATCAAGCTCGGGGCTCTCGACGCAGGCACGAACGCCGCCATTTTCCTGGCGCCTTCGGCCACGATCCTGAAGTCCCGCCCGTTGCTCAACGGTGCGATAGACGCTGGAATCCAGGGCGGCGTGGAACTCGGCCGCCAGTACGGTGCGCAGGCAATCGACCCGTCGCTCACTCCGGACGCAAGCCAGGCC